CGGGTTGGCCCGCCGGGTCGGGCGAACCGGTTTTGCCGCCCTGTTACGTCGCCGTCCCACTTATATTTAAAATCCTCCCGAAGGCCCCCTTATTCAGACGGCCTTTCTTTTACCTTGTGACAACTCTGCCAAGTCAACCGGCGAACGTAATGACGGCTCGGTCACTCCCATTACCTCACCGCACCATTCCGAGCAGAACCATTTATCTGCAGACTGCCTCAAAAAACGACGGAAAAATGATGTCACGCATAACACACCCAACAAATCATAACGCTTGCCCTTAGTGTTTCTCCATAAAGAAAACAAACGACCCATGACAATTTGTTGATTATCCAGCACAATCAAATCCCACTTTTCGGCAGGCAACGGCATACGTTTACAGCGCACACCGCCATCACGAAAAGATGATGAATAGCAGTCAAAAAGGCCGTCTGAAAACGCTACCGGCACCGCAATTTCACAGTGAGAATATTGACCGCCGGTAACTTTGCGTATTACCCATTCGACAATGCGGAAAGCTAAGTCCTTGGGTGTTTTTATCGTCTTGCGGCCTTTATATAAAGACAAATAGACTTTTGCCATTTTCAGACAGCCTCCGGCAAGGAGAATGCAATCTCGATTTTGTCTAAATCAGATTGTTTTTTAGCAGCCTCAATCTTGCTTTGCAGTGCTTGGCGCTGGCCTGCCACATGGGCGGCAAGTTGCTCATAGGCCAGCGTTTTACGTAAAGCAGCAGACTTAAGCACATCAGCGGGAATACCGCGAGCTGTGGCAATACCGTCAAGCACCGGAGTTGGCGCGTTTTTATCTAACTGCCAAGCCTTTGCTTCGGAAGCCTGAATTGACCAGCTTGCGAACTCAAATTCAGGTACGCTGTCGATGCCGGCATGCTTGTTAATAAAAGCCTGAGCGGCAGCATTTAATGCGACGAGTTTTCCGGATTTTACGCCGTCAATATTTGCCGATTCAGGCGGGGTCAGGCTGATGCCATCGGGCAAATCACCTAACTTATCCCACACCTGCTCTTGCTCACCGACAAAAACTACGCATCCGCGATAGTCGGGAATTATCTGCCAACCTTGCCCATCCCACTGGGCAGCCTGATATCGTGCGAGATCAGGCATTTCAGCTTCGATGCTGGCGCGCCCGTCATCAAAATATTGCTCCTCTACGAACAAGCCGTCTTGGTCAATCACGCATCTTGTCATTTTTTAACTCCTCAATCTGCTTCTTAAGGTCATCAATTTGAGCAGACATTTCTTGAATCGCTTTTGTTAAAACGGGCACAAATGTCTCGTACTCAATTGTGTAAGTGTCCATCCTGCAATTCACCATCGGCAGTTTGCCGTACTCAGCTTCTAATGCAGCAACATCTTGAGCAATAAACCAATGCTGGATGCGGTCTTCTTTGTAGCGTCCGTCTTTGGTTGGGGCCCGCCACCACTCCCGCAGTTTTTCTGCGCGCTCTTCCGGCGGCAAATCGGTAAAAAGTTCGTCGGTATAGGCGTCTCGGCGGTCATATACTCCAGTTACCGGTCGCAGCTTTTTAACAAAATCCAAACCGATATCCAGTGGTGCGATATCCGTTTTGTCGCGGGCATCCGAACGAATATTTACCGCTGTCGGGGCGTACAATGTTTGTCCCGACCCGCCAAGCTGAATCTCGTTACTTCCATTGATTCGCGCACCGTAACCAATCGCAATGGCATTAGTTATTTTCCCGCTTAAAACATTTCCCTGAACATTTCGATATCCTGCTGAATCGCCAATAAAAACGCACTGCTCACTACTAATAGTAGGCGCGCACCAATATCCCACAGCAACACTTGAATAATGCGTTCCATTTCTGAATGATGATGCCCCAACCGCTACAACTTTTTGGGGGTTACTGCTTGTCAACATGGCATCTGCACCAATAACAGTAGAATATGCACCGCTGACTGCATCTTTCAGTGCATTCGTACCAATCACTGTTAACTCTTCATTCTTCGCTGCCGAAGATGATGACGAATAGACATATTTAAGCTCCGCCACTCCTGATGCGTTAAGTTCTTTAGGACTACGGACTTTAATACTACTTTCTGTTACTTCAACCACTTCAGCAGGCACTACATCACCCTGAACTGTCTTGGCTTCGCCTGAAGTGAGGCGGATTCCCACCCAATAACCGACTTTTGCGCCGCGAATATTGCCAAATGTCAAAGTAATATTATTGCCGCTTTGGGTATAATTTCCGCTCTCAGTGCCAGTCCATAGCACATCGCCTCCATTCGGAGCGCTGGTTCGTTCTAAGTTCTCTAACGCCGAAGCACCAATCGCGGTCACTTTTTCAGCTTTTTTTGTATTTCTTGCGGCACCTCCACCGATTGCGGTTTGCGCATCTCGTCCTTGGTACATCTGTAAAACAGATTCGCCGATAGCTACGGTGCGAGATGTTGGGGACGGCCAAAAAACTTCAATATCGCCAGTCAGTCCTATTGGGGCAACACCGGCCAACGCTGCCGAACCTAATACCACATTCGAATAGCCAGTTCCCAGCCCCTGACCTGAATTTCTGCCGATTGCTACATTTGAAAAGCCGCTAGTGATACCGCGCCCAGCATTACCGCCGATACCGATGTTGCGCGTGCCGGACATCTTAGACTGGTCGTACCATTCCGTTTCGGCCTGTACATTAATAAGACTGTCTGGGCCAATAGAAATATTGTCGCGACTAATACGGGAAAAACCTTGTGAACGATCCCCAATTGCGATAGCTGAAACACACTTTTCAGTTTGATTCATTGCACCTTCGCCAATCGCTACAATTCCAGCACCAGTCCACTCATTCGATTTAATGTTCTCAGCGGCCCCTGAGCCGGAAATGAATCGACCGATACCGCTTCTGATAGGCTGGTATTGAACATCGACAGTTTTGCCGTTAATCACAAACTTGCCGTTTGTGTATTTGTTTTTTTGCGGGTAGGTATTACCCGTATCAATTGACAAACCCAAGCAGTCGACAACAATGCCAAGCGCGGCGGCTTCAGCGGCATTTAAAGTAGATAGTGCATTGTTTTTGCTGGCTACATATCCAAAATCATGCAGGTTAAGCATCCCTGAAAACACACGCTTCCAGCGCGTGCCGTCGGTAGAAACAATAACGGTACAGCCGTTATCGGCGGTAGATTTATCGGTTTTATCCGCCACAAACACGCCGCCGCCCACTGTTGTATTGGGGTGATAGGCGTTAACGTTTACATAACCATCACCGCTGTATTTACGCAAAGCCTCAATACTGGCAACTTGAGAAGCATCGGCGGCCAGCGTTTTAATAGCTGATAAGACTTGGGCATGGTCAGCTTTGTTAGGCTCAATGCCAACCGCGTTTAAAATGCTGTACAACTCGCCTTGCAACTGGTTCAGCCACCATGCGGGTACGGGAGTACCGGGCGTGCGGCGGTCGCCGTCGATAAATTGCTTACTCGGGGTTTGGATTAAGTCCATTTTTATACCTCTTCTTCATATTCAAAGCGGCAATATGTCCATGCCGGTTTTAATTCTTCAAACATCGTTTCGATAATCGGGTCGGTGTATACACTGATACGGTCGCCCGCACGGCTTTGTCCGGCTCTGAAAATATAGGCGGTGGCTTTTCCGTCGGCGATGTCGACGCACCAACGCCAAATAGCATCTTCAGTATTCAAACAATCTCCCGCACAGCTTTCACCGGCACGGAATTGGTCTTCTTCATAAATGTTTACGGTGTAGCCTGCCGATTCAGCAATGGCAGTAAAGTAGGCAATGCTCAAACCGCCCAAGGCGTTGAGTTTGGCCAGCACGGCATCAGTACGTTGTTGGGTATTGGCTCCAGCAGGCGGAGTGATGGCCAGCAGCTCTTCCCAGCGGTACAGGTAATCGTTTCCCGCGTCAGGGAACGGCGCATTTCTCACTCCTTCCGCATGATCGGCCACAATATCAAACACACCCGCTTCAGCTTTGATTTCTGCCGTATCTCCTACGGTGTCGTAGCTGACAGGCGGGCGCATGGCGGCAAGTAAGGCTTGATGGCTCACGTGGTGTACTCCACGCTAATACTGCCAGCACGCAGCCAGTAAATATCTTCGGCACTTTCCCGGGGCTTGATATTGCTCACGGGTGTGGTTAAGACACGGTCACGCACGCCGTACACCTCGCTGATTAAGGTTTCCAACTGGCTTTTAATTAGGGTGTCGCCGGGTTTTAAGGCATCAAAATAGGCGTTTACAGCTGATTTGATGGCAGCGGTGGCCGTATCGGTATCCGTACCGCTGCTTAAGGTAATGGTGACGGCTACATTCACGGTCTGGATACTGGGCGCAAGGGCTAGAAAGCCGTTTTTACGGGTAACAGGTCGCACCGCATCGACATGAGCCTGTACGGCGGCCAGTGTTTCTGCGCTGGGAATACCGTTTTCACCCAAAATAACGGCATCGACAAAGCCGTTACCACGACGCAAAGGGTAGATAAAGGCATCAACCACACCCGGCACTTCCAAGCACCAATTGCGGAAGTCGTATTGGTTACCGCCCGCAGCGGGTCGGCGCAGGCGTTCTTCGTAGCGTGCCAACAGGCTCTCATCGCTTTCGGCATCTGTACCGCCAACCATCGTTAGCAAGACGGCGGAACTGTCAATCCCTGCAGGTACGCTTTGCAGCGTAGCCGCGGTTTCGGCGGTTTGATTTTGAGCACTACCCGCAACAGTGGCGATAACGGCTATCTCGGTGCTTCCAAGCGTACCGATAACGGCAGATTCGGCGGCTAAATACACCTTATCGCCCACATTGATTTGTTGGCCAACAGGCACCGTTGCACCGACCGCGCCGCGAACACGCACCTTACCGCCCGCAAAGGTGGCAGTTTTTCGGTAAATCCCATATTTGGCAGCGTGTTTTTCGAGGTAGGCACTGTCGGCGGTATCGGCAAACGCTTGACGCAAAATCCACTCTTGATGCTGGTATTGGCCTTCACCCACAGCAGCAATAGCGGTAGCACGTACATGGTTGTCGCTGCCTGCGTGCACATGGGCGGTAGGGTTTTGGTTTTGTAGGTCGCGCAGATAATTGGCGCGGATTTGCTCGAAATTAAGTGCTTGCGTCATATCACGGCCACTTTGTGACTAAGAGTTACGGTATCGCCTGCGGCATCGACAGCTTCAATATGCAATTTCAGCCAGCCGCGCTGCGGTGTGGATGTGGTTACTTGGATGGATTGGGCGCGTTTAGACTGAAGCACGGGCTGTAATGCTTGCTCGGCGTATTGCTTGGCCAGAACTTCAATGCGCTTTAAATGCTTTTGGCGGCGTAATTCGTGCAGGCGGCTGCCGAGCGTGCGGTCTGCCCAGTAACTGCCCAAGGGTGTTACCAAGCGGATATACAGCTCGTTTTCGATGGATTGGGCGGATTGGTTGACCACATAGCCGCCTGTTTGTGGGTTGAGTAAAGCGTCCATACCTGAATTTTCGGATATGGACGCTCTTTCTTTGAGTGGATTGATGTCAGACAAATAGAAAAAGCCGCCTAAAAAACCAATAAGGATTCTTAGGCGGCCTTTAAAACCAGTTTAAATGACTTCACCGGTTTCCGAACCGTTGGTCTCAGTGTGTTTGTGGGTGCTGCCGACATCTTTACCGTTGTTGGTTAATGCGCCGGTAGTATTCAAATCGCCGACCATGTCCACGTTGCCGGTAAATGTCGTACCGCTACCGCCTTGCACGGCCATCCCTCCATTGCCGTTGATTTGGCCTTGTGCAGTCAACACCGCAGAACATTCGACCTTTTCTGAAGTGATATTTACGCCGCTAGGTGCTTTAATATTTAATTTATCGCAGTCAATCTCAATGACGCGCCCCTTTTTTAACACTATCTTGGCACCGTCGGCGTTATAAACAGCCGTTTCGCCATCAGACAAACCGGTAATGCGGTACGCGCCGTTTGTCGTGGTAACGATAATACCGTGGCTGGTTTTACCGCCCAAGGGCACAACAACGCAATCACTGCCGGCAGGCGGATTGCTGGTAAAGCCGAAGTTTTCGGCATGCTCCAAGTCTTGCACGGTTTCGCCGTCCAAGCCTTCG